CTTTCTGATACACGGTCAGCAAGAATGCCAGCGTTCTTTGAGCATAGCAATGTCAACCTACCCCAATATGCTTGAGCCTTTAATAGGGCCAAACGCACAATCAATCCTTCAAGAATTGGAGGAAAAATTTCCACCAGTAAACCCACATCCTAAAGAAGATATAGGAGCAATTATGTATAAATCAGGACAACGCTCTGTCGTAGAGTGGATAGCCAAACGATTGGAGGAATAACTATGACAACAAATACAATAGGTTTAGATGATAGTGGAAATTTAGATCTAGATCATCTATACAAAGTTCTACTTGGTAGAGGTCCAGACGCTTATCAAGGTGGCTTAACTGACGCAGAAAAAGGAATTACTCAGGACGCTAGAGATTACTGGAATAATCAATTTACTGCAGCAGGTAGCAATGAAGCTGCTCTTCAAAGTGTCGTCGCTGGTATTCAAGGCAGTGATGAATATAAAGGTTTATGGGAATACACCGATGAAGATGGTAATACTTATTTAGATAAAGATACATATTTAACTAATTCCACTGCTGCTCAAAACAAAGTACAAGCTGCAAAATCTATAGCCAGAGGGGATGGTGTCAGACGTGGATCAGTTGCTAGTTTTAGTGACAAGTACAACCCTGATGGTACAGTAAGAGACGACTGGGTAAGTATAGAGGAATGGAATAAGAACTATATAGAATCGTTGCAAGATGAAAATGAAAACTTAATAAATAACCCTACAATACAAACAGTAACAGAGTACGTTGATAGATGGCATCAGGCAGACACTAGTGCTTACGATCAAACGATCGCTGATCTTCAGAATACTATTACTGGTATGACATCAGATTATGCCGACTTAGAAGATCTATATAACACTGCACAAACAGGATATGATAGTCTTTACGCAGCAGCAGCTTACGGTGAAAGACCAAGAAATATGACAGTTAGGGGTGTAAGAACACAGAATGAATTACCCGGATATACTCCTAGAACTACAGGTACAGGTTTCTTCAGTAGAAACAGAGGAGTAGGGTCAGGGTTAACAACAGGATCATTAAACTTAGCATAGAAAAATGACAGCAAAATCTAGGTATGATTATTTATCCAGTGATCGTTCCCAGTTTTTATCAGAAGCGGAAGACGCATCGGAACTAACCTTACCTTATCTAATTAAAGGGCACGAAGAAAGCTCTAAAGGAATGAGACAACTTAAGACTCCTTGGCAATCCGTTGGAGCCAAAGGAGTTGTAGCCCTAGCAAGTAAATTATCACTTAGTCTTGTACCACCACAAACTAGTTTCTTTAAGTTACAATTAGATGAGTCACAATTAGGACAAGAGTTTCCACCAGAAGTAAAATCAGAATTAGATTTATCCTTTGCAAAGATAGAGCGTACCATCCTTGATGCTATTGCAGCATCAGATGATCGTGTAATAATACACCAAGCATTACAGCACCTAGTTGTTGGTGGTAATGCACTTATCTTCATGGGTAAAGATGGGCTGAAATTATTTCCGTTGAATCGCTTTGTGATAGAACGAGATGGTAACGGCAACGTGATTGAAATAGTCACAAAAGAAAGAATCAACAAAAAATTAATAGAGAATCAAGTACCCGAAGAGGTACTATATCCAGAGGAACCAGACAGTTCAGTTGATGAGACTACTGGTGACAAGGAAGAGTGTGATATATACACTCATGTTACTAGAGATAACAATAGATTTATATGGCATCAAGAAGTATTTGATCACGAGCTACCACAAAGTAAAGGTAAAGCTCCTATCGAAACTACACCTTGGCTACCACTTAGATTTAATACAGTAGATGGAGAAGCTTATGGTCGAGGAAGAGTAGGTCAATTCATTGGGGATCTTAAGTCCCTTGAAGCACTCTCTCAGGCACTCGTAGAAGGCTCTGCAGCAGCTGCAAAAGTTGTTTTCGTTGTATCACCCTCAAGCACAACTAAACCTCAGACACTCGCTTCTGCAGGTAATGGA